TTATACCAATTCAAAGCACGGATTTCAGCAATCTTAAGATTACTGATTTCATCTTGATTGGTCCAAGAAGGTTCTGTGCCAAATGCTTGTGCGTCAGCGCCAGGATTGATCTTGGAAAATTTCATAATTTATTCACCTAATGTAAATGATACAGATTTAATAGAATCGTAGCGAAATGAACGCCATTCGTTTTTCTCTAAGTCAACTACAGAGATTGCCTCGTCAGTTGAAGTAGTACGAACACGTTCGGTTTTCTTTTCGTATGTTGGAACTGCACTCTCTAGCAATGTGCATTTCATAGTACGCAACGTACCATCTTTCTTCAGAAAGTCAACAGTCACAGGACCGTATTTGAGATGGCTGGTTAGCCAGTCACGAAATACTTTTTGTTCTTTTGGCGTAGTTGTCGAATAATTAAAAGTTGTCATATCAAAGTTCTCCATGTTAAAAATATCTTTTGTTCAATGTCTCTAGTATACTCATATTCCAATCAATTGTCAAGTTCTCGGGTTTCGTTTTGAAATTGTTTTTCCATCTTTACTTCACTATACAAATAATCGTATAGTTCTTTGATACCGCCAATATATTTTGCATCGTGGTATATGTGAGGAACAAAGTTAGTTTCTGGAACTAATATTCTCAATTGCTCTATTGAATAGTCTTGACCCAATATGAATAGTTTATATTGTCGTCTACAGACTGTCAACAGCGTTTCAACTTTATCGGTTGTTCTGCTTCCCTCTGCGCCATAAACATAATACGTCATGGAGCATTATACACCTGCACATATTCACTTGGTTCATTATTTAAAATTGCAGTTTTGAGTGTACCCTTGTAATCATACGTAACTTGATAACCTCGCACGACATTATAGAATTCTTCGTGAGTTACTAAATTGCATACTGGATTTTGATTCGATTTTGTTGTTGCTATAATAGGTGTTCCGACGGATGCACCTGAATAGTGAACTGTTCCATAATATTTTTCGCAATAGTTTTTTGTTGCCATGTACGGTACCTTTTCTATAATAGGTTTCTTACTTATCACTTTTGCCATATAGACTTTATTGGTAGAAGAATTATCTTCCACAATAGTAATCTCGGCATGTGCAAAATTACACACAATTAAAAGTGCTACAATACTATGTAGTGCGTACAGGTTTTTCATTCCATTACATATACGTTGGTTACAGATTTAACACGTACTGCTGTTCCTGGATCGTGACCCATACGAACAGTTCTAATTTGTCCATAGTATTCAAACGTTACATCATACCCAATAATGAACTGTTTATATTCTCTGTCGGCATATGGGATGCATCTTTGAACCATATTGCTTGGAGGTTTGCCAGTAGGTGAGCCAGCATTTTGTGCCGATGCGCCAGACAAGTCTTCTACCATTGTGCATGATGTTCTAGTCACGTTATACACTCTGGATTCTTGAATCGGCTGAAGGCGAACGACTCTCGCCAATTCAAACTTAACTAAACTGTCACCCTCAAGGCTACTTCGATAACTACCAGAATTACCTTGAAGCATACCCGAAACTGCGGATGTTGAAACTAGAATTCCAATCAATGCAGTATATAATAATTTCATTTTGAACTCCCAATAATAGCATTGACTATTGCAGTCAACCAAAATACAGACATTACAGTTTCCCACGTTACGGGAATGTTTGCAGAAAACAAAGTATTAACAGCAGATAACGTAATGTATGAACCTAGAATGTACAACGACACCCAAGCAATTAACGCACCAACGATAACACCGCCCGTTGCTTTTTCAGGCGCAATTGTAAACGGACCAATTTTCGGACCAATTTTCATAAAAACTCCTATTCAATGTTTGTACAGTATAACACACCACAATCGGTATGTCAAAATGTATTTAACGATGGTTCAAACTCGGCAATCAATTCACGCTCACGCTGGTGTGCGGGTTTACGTCCACGAATCACTTCAAGGACTTCATATTGCCAAGCGGCACCAGCTAATTCACGCAATGCATTACACATTGCCCAGTTTTTATTTTCGCACTTTGCACGACTCACATGTTTTTGCCAACGGATTTTAACCGAACGGATGTAGGCTTGACCCTGTGCAACAGTCAGACCAACATATGAATCGCCAGTATCCACGCACGTAACTTTGTACAGTACATGATTTCGGTCGGAACGTTTCTTTCTCAATGTCATATGACTAGTATACCATAATGGGACATCAAGTCAAGGGTTATTTTGGGTTTGTCGCAAAAAAACAACAAAATCCCCCTCTGAAACTACCGCTAAAACTTGATTTACCATAAATAATGTTGACTTATATTAAAGGAGAATGTCATGGCGCAAGAAGAAAACGCAAAAAGTGCATTTGTAGAGAAATTACTCTTTGCATTATTACCACTTATCATAGCAGGTGTTGGTTATTTGTTGAGTGCAGTCGGCACACTAGCACATCAAGTAACTATACTTGAAGGTAAAATGAGTTTAGTTGTAACTAGCGACAATCGCCAAGCATCAAATACTAGTGCTGAGTTGGCACGTGAAAGATTACGTCAAGATTTAACAGAAGCAGTTCAAAAGAACCGTGACAGTATTCAACTGAATAAAGAAATGATTGCTATTCACGAAGAAAAGATTAAGCAATTACAAAGATCACAAGGAAAATAAAATGGCAGAAGTAGTACTATCAGAAAAGAAACCATTGTCCCGTAGTGAACGTGAGGCAAGTATTAAAGATAAAGCGGGATGGTTGATTACTGTTCTAGCCGCTTTGCTTGCAATCAATACATACATTTCAAGTGGCAACAGTAGTAAAGTATTGAACAATACAATTAGTGCAAACAATACTTGGGCATTCTATCAAGCAAAATCAGTTAAACAAACTCTTGCTGAGATGGCTAGAGATGATGCTATTGACAGAAAACAATTTGATAAAGCAGAAAAGTTAACAGCAAAAATTGATAGATATGAATCTGAGCCTGCAACAGGTGAGGGTAAAAAAGAACTAATGGCAAAAGCAAGAGGCCTTGAGGCCGAGAGAGATCAGATTCGTAAGTCTGGTCCTTGGTTGACATTTGCTGGTTCTGCATTTCAAATTGCAATTGTTTTATTGACAGCCAGTATTCTAGCAGTTAGCATGTCGTTATATTTTGCTAGTATAGGTGTTGGGTTTTTTGCCGCAATACTTATGAGTCAAGGTCTGTGGCTTTGGCTACCAATCGTTCTATAAAGCTAATAGTCTTTATAATATGTTTAATAATTTTAAGTGCAAGTGCAGAAAAGACTAAAAAAGACGAAACGTTAAAGTGTGTCCGTTGGGGATGGACTGGTGATGTTTATGAGAGAAAAGTATACTGCTTAGAGTGGGTCAAAAAAGATTGCTCACAACGACTTCACAAAGAAATATGTAAACAGGAATAAACAAATGATAGATCCAATCACAGCACTAGCGGGTATTACATCCGCAATCAGTATGGTCAAAAAGGCAGCCAAAGTTGCCAATGACCTAGGCTCTCTTGCCCCAATGATTGGCAAGATGTTCGATGCTAAGAGTACCGCAACAAAAGCATTGATTGAGGCTAAAAGTTCTAAGAAAGGTTCCAACATGGGAACCGCACTTCAGATTGAGATGGCGCTTGAACAGGCCAGAGCATTTGAAGAGGAATTGAAAATGCTGTTTATGCAAACAGGCAAGATTGATGTATGGAACAAGATCAAGGCTCGTCAAGCAGAAATGGATGCAGACGATGCTAATGATTTAAGAATGTTCAACGACCAAGAGCGTAAGCGTAAACAAAAAGAAGCAGAATTAAATGAATGGGCAATAATCTTGAGTGCGTCTGCATTTGTTTTATTCATACTGTTTATTGGTGGTTATGAACTTCATCAATTTTGTCAAACAGGCAATAGGTGCGGAAGATGAACGAATACCAAAAAACATTTGATGTGTGTATAAAAATATTTGTTTATGGATGTGTGGCTTTATACTTCTTAGGGTTCCTCAAATTTCTGCCTGATGATTTATCAGACAGAATTGTGAACGGATTGATAGGTAAATTTTTACCATCTTAGCATATGAAAACATATCGTTCTATTTTTGTGAGTGATGTTCATTTAGGTACCAAAGATAGTCAAGCAGATAAGTTAAATAACTTTTTAAAGCATAATACTTGTGACACACTATATCTAGTGGGTGATATTATTGATGCATGGCGTATACAACAAAACAACTGGCGATGGAAACAAAGCCATACCAATGTAGTGCGTAGAGTATTAGGTCACGCAAAACGTGGCACTAGAGTTGTTTATATAGCCGGGAATCACGATGAGTTTCTTAGACCAATGATACCATATGGTTTTAGTTTTGGTCTTGTTGAAATTCACAATCAAATAGAACATATAGGTGCAGACGGCAAGCACTATCTAGTCACGCATGGAGACTTGTTTGACGGCATTACTAAACTGGCACCGTGGTTAGCCTTCTTAGGAGATAAAGCATATGACTTCATCCTTTCTGTCAATAGTAGGTATAATTGGCTACGTCATCGCATGGGTTTTGGGTACTTTAGCATTAGCAAGTTTCTTAAACACAGAGTTAAAAAGGCAGTAGACTTTATGTTCAAGTTTGAAGAAAACTTGGCCAATTACTGTAAGAAGCGAGGTTTTGATGGAGTTATATGCGGACACATACATCACGCAGAGATTAAAGAAATTAATGGTGTTATGTATATGAACGATGGCGATTGGGTTGAAAGTTGTACAGCACTTGTAGAACATCATGACGGCCGCTGGGAAATTATAACTTGGACTAAGGAGAAAGACAATGATGAAACTGTGTGATAAAATTACTATTGTTGTGCCTTGTAAGAATGAAGAAAATTATATTCATCATCTACTAGATTCATTACGTTCACAAAATATAGGCGACACTAGAGTAATCATTGCTGACTGTTCCACCGATGCCACTAGACAAGTTATTAAGGATAACAGTATTGGACTGAATGTTGAAATCATTAATGGTGGTCCAGTATCTATTGCTAAGAACAACGGAGCAAGACTAGTCACTACCCCCTACATTCTGTTTATCGATGCTGATGTTCGATTCTTTAAAGATACAGTTATTCAAGATTCTGTTAACAAGATGGAATTAAAGAACCTACATCTTATTGGACTAAACATTAAATGTTACGATAAAGATATACGTGCAAAGATTGGCTTTACTGCATTCAACGTAATTAATCACACATTAAAATTCTTTTCACCATTTGCAGTTGGTGCATTCATGTTGACACGTAAAGATAAGTTTGAAGAGTATGGTGGGTTTCCTGAAAACTTTTCAACGTCTGAAGACTATTTCTTATCTAGAAAGTATAGTCCTAAAAAGTTTAGGATTATTAAACATCATTTTGGTCAAGACAGTCGCAGATTCAGGAAGATGGGCTATATGGGTATGGCCAAGTATTTAACAAAAAATTTTATTAATCGTAATAACAAGGCTTACTGGGACAGCCTTGATTCCTCAAAATATTGGAATTAAACCAGACACCAAATAGTAGCACATTATTTTGGTGCTGGTGGTCTCTTCTTAGGCGCAGTAGTAGTTTTAGTTGCTTGTTTTTTTGGCGCACGTTTGGCAATAGACGCAGGAGGATTCTTAGTCCATGCTTGCTCTTTTGCTGGCGCAGGTGTTGCTTCTGCAACAGGCTCTGGTGCAACTTCAACTTTAGCATCTACAGCCGCAGTAGTCTCTTTGATATTTTTAATTGCAACATCAGCCGCAGTCAAAGTGCCTTCTTGATTTGCATTTGCTGTCGATTTGCTACCTGTGAAAAATTCTTTAATTTTATTAAACATGATTATCGCCTTTTTAAGTTAAAATTTCAATCGCATGATTGTAATGATTGATTCTGTCTTCTAAGCCAATGAATCCACCATTGATTCGTTTCGTCATTGTCTTAATATCTCCAACATCTGCTAATTCATTTAGTCTAGCCGCAGACCAGAACCAACAAGCAGAATGAATAGCATACTCTGCTTCTAATAGCAAATCAGGATTCTCAATTAGCACATTGCTTTCAAACAATGATTGTGAACACTTAGTGTAGTTATTCTTTCCTGTAATTTGTATAATGCCTCTACCACGAAAGTACCAACCTTCTCCAGATGCTTCATCTCCATTGCCCATACGATTAGCATAAACACGATTAGCAATCATTTGTGGTTTGCGTTCGTAGAGTTTTGCTACTTCATCGTTAGGAAAATACTTACCAAAAGTACCACGCAAACCTTTTGCAGAATAATTCAAATTCTCTTGCATCAAAGTAAATCCACCAGACTCATGTCCACATTGTGCCATGAAAGCCGCAACTCGCTTTGGTGTATCTATGTCATACTCAGGTAAAATATCACCTAGATTAGTATACCATTCTTCAAAGTTTTTGACTTTTGGTATTAAGTGATGTACTGCATCTTCTGTAAAAAAGTCCATTGCTGTCTCCTCTATGATTATATAGAAGTATTTAGCATTGAATTAATCCCAAAGTGCTTGATAGTATTTACCGAACAAACGAAATCCGTTTTGAATTCGATTCTCAACAACTTTCATGCCTTCATAGTCACACTTGTATGTGTCGTTAGGACCATGGCTCATTCTGAAA